CTTCCCTGCCCCTATGAGGCCGAAGTGGAGCAGCACCTGGTCTCCGACTTTAAGGATACGCTGATGCGCCCTGGTGTGCTATTCCCTGAGCCCAACTTCCTCGCTCCTGGCAACTCGCAGGCGAAGGGTGCGGAACACATGAACCGCCTCTTCAAGTACCAGACAGAAAAGGAGTACATCCCTAACACGGGGCGTCACTATGCCCGCCTTGATGCCAACCAGACGAGTGAGGAGAAGAGCTTCGACGAGCACAACGACCGATTCAAAGCTAAGGTGTGGGCTTATGAGGATGCCGTCGCCTTCTACGAGGGGCTCATCTACGAGTACAACCACTCCCCTCACAGCAACACCGCCTACTGGGGTGGCCGCACGCGATGGGAGGTCCTTCAGGAGTCAGTGAACCCTCAGCTGGCAGAGATAGACGTCCACAAGTTGGCGACCCTCATCGGAGAGCACCGCTCAACGTCCGTCCGCCGTGGGCACATCAAAGCCAACTACCGCAGCTTCGCCCTCTCTCCAGAAGGTATAAGCAAGCTGAAGGACCGCAACGGGAAGGTTGACGCGTATTGGTGGGAGCAGGAGGAAGGTGAGATGAACGAGGTCTACATCTACGAAGGTGGGCGCTTCATCGAGACCGCCTGCGAAATCCAGCGCGTCAACGAAGCTAAGGCCGAGCAGACCGACGAAGACCGCCACCAGCTACACATGCAGCTGCAGCGTGTGAAAGCCTTCGACGCGCACATCGCTGAGCGAATGCCGAGCAAGGCACGACTCCTCAAGGAAGAGACGCACAAGACGCTCACCGAACTCAAGCCCGTCGAGGTGGTCACGATGAAGCGTGGCGACGATGGCGAGCTGCTCGACGGCGACTACCTGCAGAGCTGTCCAGAAGAAGCCCGCATGCGCGCTATGGCAGACTTATAACATCATACGAATACTAATTAAATCGGATTGAAATGAAATACAATGGTAAAGAGTACTGGACTCGTGAGGAGCTCATTGAGGCATTCGATGCAGATGGATTCAATGAGAGGAACAAGATAGGAGGCTTTGGCTTAGCTCTATTCATCCCCGACCTCTATGATGGACTAATCTATGCAGAAGAGAACTTCAGCAAAGAAGTTATGTCGAGCCTAACGATGCAAACGTTCAGCCCAGACTAATATGAAGATGACAGTGATATTTGAGGCTTGCTATATGTGGACTGATCTCATAGAAATTCTTGGCGAAGAAAGAGCCAAGCGACTAAGAAAGAGAGGGTCCCTCGGTAAGGCTTATAAAAGTGACAGCGGAGAGATCTACTTCGAGGAGAAGCAGTTCTCTCGGTGGGTGAAGAAACTAATCAAACGACAATAGAATGAAGAAGAAAGTAAAGAAGAAGGTGAGTACCGTTGTCTACTCAAAGGAAGGGCTTATATCCATTTTGGGGGTAGATAAGTACAACGAGCTGAATAGCAGCAACGAGTTTGGTATGGAGGAGTCCTTCCTTAGCGGAGATATGCTCATAACCATCTTCAGGGAAGCTCGATTCACCGAAACCGCCCTAAATGCAGTATGCCATGCAACTAAGTAACGAACTCAAAGAACGCACGCTCACGGCGATCCTCGCCGACAGAGCGAACTACCCCAGCGACAGCAAGCACGCGACGGCTATCGGGATCTCATCGAGTGTCTACTCTACGATCAAGAAGGGGAAGCTCGACAAACAGCTGAGCGACTCAGCGTGGCTCAGCCTTGCCCGCCGTCTCAACGTACCCCTGCGCGGGGAGATCGAGTGGAAGGTAGCGAAGACCGACACCTACTCCTACATCACCAGTCAGCTGGAAGCCTGCCAGGAGCGCAGCCTCAGTGCCCTCTTGTGCGACATCCCTAATATCGGGAAGACCTTCAGCGCTCGCCACTACGCCCGCACGCACAAGCACGTCGTATATATCGACTGCTCGCAGACGAAGACGAAGGTCCGCCTTGTCCGCTCTATCGCTATCGGCTTTGGCTTGGACGCTAAGGGACGCTATGAAGAGGTCTATGCCGACCTGGTCTACTACCTCAAGGGGCTGCATCAGCCACTGATCATCCTCGATGAGGCTGGGGACTTGCAATATGAAGCCTTCCTCGAACTCAAGGCGCTGTGGAATGCTACGGAGCGCGCCTGCGGGTGGTATATGATGGGGGCCGACGGGCTGAGAGCGAAGATTGAGCGTAGTATCGACTGCTGCAAGGTCGGCTATACGGAGCTCTTCAGTCGCTTCGGTGATGCCTACCGCAAGGTCACTCCGCAGGATGGTGAGGAGCGTAAGAGCTTCCTTCTGAAGCAGGCGGTAGAGGTCGCCAAGCTCAACGCCCCCGAGGGGGTCGATGCCGTCAGCCTCGCCCGAAAGTCGGGTGGGCTCAGAAAGGTCTACACGGAGATCGAGAAGCTGAAACTGCAAGCGGGGGCATAAGATGGCACGAGCATACTCCGCCAGCGAAGTGCTGGCAAAGAAAGTCCCTTCGATCCCCTTCGAGGGGCGCTGGAGGGAAGCCTTCGGCGAGCCTGGAAGGGCGGGGGTGTGGCTCATCTGGGGGCAGTCAGCGAACGGCAAGAGCTCCTTTGCAATGCAGCTCGCTCGAGAGCTTTGTAAGTACGGTAAGGTCGCCTACAACTCCCTTGAGGAGTCTATCGGGCTCTCCTTCCAAGAGAATATGGAGCGGTGCCAGATGGGCGATGTCGATGGGCGCTTCCTGATTCTTGACCGTGAGAGTATGGAGGACCTCAATATACGCCTGAAGAAGCAGCGCAGCCCAGACTTCATCATCATCGATAGCCTCCAATACACAGGCCTCAATTACAACGACTACAAGCGCCTTAAGGAGGCGCACCCCAAGAAGCTATTCATCTTCATCTCACACGCCGACGGGGACAAGCCCTACGGCTCGACAGCTACCAAGGTGCAGTACGACGCTGATATGAAAATCCTAGTACAAGGCTACCGAGCAATCTGCAAGGGACGCTTCGTGCCCGAAGCGGGCAAGCACTATAGCATCTGGGCAGCAGCAGAGGCGAAGTACTGGGGAATAGAAACAGAACAAGACAAAGAACCTCAATACTAACTAGTAACTAAGAAAGAATTATGGACTACGTAATCCTGAGCGCCGTGAGCGGGCTGATCGCTCTACTCCTATGTGAACACCTCTCGATCGCTCCTCGACGCAAAGAGCTCGAAGAGCTGAAAAGGAGAAATGAAGATGATCTTAGAGAGCTCTATAATCTCCGAGGACAAAAAGCCTGCCTAAGCGAAGAGCTGGAACAGTTAAAGGCGAAGAGTGAAGACGACCTCCGAAAGCTCCGAGAGGAGAATGAAAGCATTAAGGAGGAACGGGATTGTCTCTCTCTAAAAATGTGCTGTATGAAAATCGGGCTTAAGAAGATCGATGAGACTCTTGGAAAACAGAAGAAGGAAATCAAGGAGCTACGTCAGCAGAAGGAGGCTCTGGAGAAAGAGCTCCTGGAGCAAGTCAATAATCAGAGGGGAGATAGTGATGGCAAAGCGTAATTCTTATGCCACCTTCTATGCCCTCCTAGGGACGATGCCTGGTGCATCTAAAGAAGAACTAGTCTTGCAGTGGACAGGAGGACGCACCGAGTCACTACGGGAGATGACCGACGATGAGTACAATGCGATGATCAGAGATCTGAGGCGACAGGTAGAGTGCCTTGACGACAAGCGAAAGGCACGCTCAGCGGTGCTAAAGCAATTCCAGCTCTATGGAATAGACACCACAGACTGGGACGCTGTTGACCGCTTCTGTGCTAGCCCTCGCATCGCAGGGAAAGCATTCCGCTACCTCACCATAGCAGAGTTGAAGACACTCCGTGTGAAGATGCTGTCGATACGTAATAAGGCGGAGTTGAAGGGCTATGAGCAGCGCAGGGCGGCGTTAGGTGCCGCGATCACCAAAGGACAACTACCTAACTAATGACACATGGGACGAATAGACAAGGCTGCCAAGCGTCATCTTGAGCAGTCCTACCAGCAGGATATCGAGATGTACGAGAGGGAGCGTGAAGAGCTCCTCAAGCGAATACGCGCCGACACGGCGACACCAGCTGAGCGAAGCAGATATACTGCGCTCGGATGGAAGATCGAAGCGGTGCGACAGCGCATGGACAAGCGCTACCGCGACGGAGTAGAATCACCCATTAAAATCATGCAATAAGTAAGATGGAACAACAAGAAAACAAGATGGTGGAAATCACCGAAGAGCAGCTGGCAGAGTTTCAGCGCCTCAAAGAACAAGAGCAAGCACGCGCAGAAGAGCAGCGTGCCAAGAATGAACGCGAGGACTTCCGCAAGCTCTGCGAGGAGACGGTCTCCGAGACATTCGGAGAGCTGAAGGCTGCGAATGAAGCTCTCAAGCGTGCGAAGATGCGTGTCCTCTCCGCCTTCAGCTCGCTTCTGGAGCTTAAAATCTCCCTCATCGGGGGGAAGGAGCAGGGGCAGCACTCCTTCCGAAACGAGCAGTGTGATCAGCGCATCACGATCGGGAAGTACAAAAAGGTCTCCTACGACGCAACGGCGGATGCAGGTATCTCCCTCATCGAAGAGTCACTCGCGTCGATGGCTGATGGAGAGAAGTCGCAGAAGCTCGTGCGCATCATACTCGACCTCCTCTCACGTGACGGTCGCGGTCAGCTTCAGGCAGAGAACGTCATCCAGCTCGATAAGTATGTCGAAATGGTGGCAGACCCACGCTTTGCACGAGGCGTGACCATAATAAAGGAAGCCTTCTTAGCCGAGTGGACGCGTGTCTTCATCCGTGCCGAGGAGAAGGACGAGAAGGGCAAGTGGGTCAACATCCCCCTATCGATGGTCGAAGTATGAAGTACTCTCTCACACAGAAGCTCTCCCATGAAGAATTGTGGAAGAGCTGGGATCCAACCCGTACCGAAGATGAAGACGGCTGCTCTCTGATCGCCTATACTTCAATGGGGCTGGCTTCGCTCCGAACGATGGGCAAAAAGCGAACGTGGATAATCGAGGTTGGCTGGTCGCTTCAGAAGTTCTCCGCGTCCAGCGAAGAGAAAGCGATATATATCGCCGTAGAGTCCTATCGCCGAACAGAGAAGAACATCGTAGAAGAGTACGTGCGTGGTCTTCAGGTCAAGCTCGGAGATG